TAGGAGAGGCATTATGAGCAATAAGACATACGACATTTTAAAATGGGTTGCGACTGTCGTTCTTCCCGCACTTGCCACATTGACTTTGACAATCGGTCAGATTTGGGGTTGGTCGGATTGGACTGTTCCGATCGGTGCGACGATTGCCGCCGTTGCGACTTTTCTTGGTGCGGTTCTCGGGGTCAGTTCGATTGCGTATAGCAAGAAGAAAGGCGGTGCGTAATGGGTTATTTTAACTGCATAGACGTTTCAGAATGGAACGGCGATATTGATTGGGAACAGGCAAAGGCGGACGGCTTGGAGTATGCAATCATCAGATGCGGATTTGGGCGAACCGGAGTTGATAAATACTTTGAAATCAATATGGAAGGCGCACACAATGCGGGTGTCAAGATAGGTGTTTACTTCTATTCATACGCAACAGATTGGGATTCCGCAGTCGTCGAGGCTAACCATTGTATTGATTTAATCGAAGAATACAAAGACATTATCGCATTGCCTGTTTTTTATGATGTGGAAGAAGAACGCAACGTCCCGAGAATGACTGATATATGTATGGCATTCATTAACACGTTAAATTATTACGGATATAATGTCGGAGTTTACACGTCGGGGTCTTGGTATTCCGCATACTTCAAGAACATTGACGTTGATTTCATTTGGCTTGCATATTGGGGTTCTGACGATGGTGTTCCTCATACCAAGCCTGACTACTGTGATATTTGGCAGTACACGAGTAAAGGAAGTGTTGACGGAGTTGGTAGCAGGTGTGTTGATTGCGACATTCTGTACAATACAGAAATGAAGCTGCTCATGAATGAAAATCCTACACCAGAGCCGAAGCCTGAGCCTGCTCCCGAGCCTGCACCTGTTCCTTCCGGTCCTGTTAGTATAGAATTGAATGTATTATCAAGAGGAAGCACAGGCGGACAGGTGAACACCATCAAGGCTCTTCTCAACGAATTCGGATTCAGTGACAGGCTTCCGCTTGACGGTGACTTTGACTGGGACACTGAGCAGGCGGTCAATAACTACAAGACCAACTACGGCCTTGAGCCGAACGGCATTGTTGATGAAGAAACATGGAAACTTCTCTTACTATAACCAAGACTACGGTCTTGCTTTTCCCTTTGTCCTCTGCTCTCTTCGGGGAGCAGGGGTTTTGGAAAGACATCACTGTTCTGCCCATATAACCTCTGGTAAAGAAAAACCCCATCGCTTATGCGGTGGGGTTTTTCTTTTGCTCCAAATTGTCACCAAAATGGCACCAAAAAATTTGAGAGAACGGTTAAACCCTATATGGTTAAGCGTTCTTATTGGTGGAGCATACGGGATTTGAACTCATACAGGTTTGAGCATCCGTTCTCAAAAACCGCTTGTTTTATGGACTTTTCACTTTTGATCAGTTGCTTTGTCCGTCGCTTGTGGACTTATTGGCACCATTTTTGGCACCAAAAGTCAGGTCAATAATCTGTGCTGCTTCGATATGCTCAGATTCCAAGATATGTCCGTAGGTGCCGAATGAATCGAAAGAAACACTATGTCCCACAATGTCCTTCACCATCTGCTCCGGCATGACGTTCTTCATCATGCTGATGAAAGTATGGCGAAGACTGTACACGGTGCCTGGAAGATCACGTTCCGCCTTGAGCTTCGTCCAGTGCTTTCTCATTCCGTTTTGCTTGCCTTGGGAGCCATCAGGAGAACAGAATATCCAATCTGTATGAAGATTGAGATCTTCGTTGCGCTGGATCGTCTGTCGGAGGATCCCGCTTGCCAGTTCCCCAATAGGTATGACTCGCTTTGCATTAGCGTTCTTACCTTCTGTTATATGACCTCTGGCATTGATACCGCGCTTGATGATGACTTTATCCTGGGAAATTTCAGAAGCTTTTAATCCCAAGGCTTCCGAGGGACGCATACCCGTTAAGAGCAAGAAACAGAACAACGGATGGTAGAAAAGATCAGAAGGCTCCAGGAGTCTTATGATGTCATCCTTCTGCAAGATCTCTTTTTCCTTCTTGGAGTGTCCCTTTGGAATGTAGAGCTCACCACGCGGCAGCTCACATTGATAATCCTCATAACCAAACTTGATAATGGACATTATGATCGCTCGGAGGTTACGGAGAGTCTTTTCAGATAATGGCTTATTCCTGCCTGACGCTCCGTTTATGACGTTCTGCCAATCCCTGAGTGTCATTTTACATATTTTCTTTGGACCGCACACAGGCACGATGTAGAGCCTTGTATAGCACTCGTATTGTTCCAGGGCAGGAGAGGTTTCACCACATCTTGCTTTTACGTCAGCAAGGTATTCCTTTGTGACCTGGGCGACTGTCTTTTCGCCTGATGCTTCGCCATAGTACCATTGATCGTACTTTTTCTGACATTCCTTCCGTCCCTTTGCGCCGGGAACGGATGACGAGAAGGAATATCTCTTCCCGTCTTTTCTTGTCTGTATTCGCCATCTCTGACCATCCCAGCGTGGTGTGTTCATTCCTCATCCTCCTGTGTGTCCAGAAGTGCCTGATAATATGCCATGAGCCTTGCCTTGTTCGGTTCGTTCAATTTCTTTATGCTTCCATTCAAAATGCCATCGAGTATAGCCTGTGTATCAGGCTTCTTTTCCTCTTTGATACCTCTCAGAGTATCAAGAGTGACATTAAAATAGTCGGCAATCTTCTCTTCCATCTCGAAATTAGGCTGACGCTCACCAGCTTCATACATTCCAATAGTAGAGGGACTCACACCGATTGCCTTTGCAAGTTCAGCCTGTGTAATTTTCCGTGATAATCTTAAACATTTCAATGTTTCCGCAAACTTAGCCATATAAACACCATCCTTCAAAGTAATTATATACACGAATTGTGTAATTGTGCAATAACAAACTTCACAAAACGTGTTGACATAACTCCACGATATGTGTATATTCTAAACATCACGAAACGTGAAATTCATTAAAGGAGGTCACCATGAACGAACAGTTAATCGCACTTAGAGGAAATCGAAGTCAAGATGAAGTTGCAAAGGCTCTTGGTATTAGTATTTCGGCTCTTTCTATGTATGAACAGGGCAACAGGATTCCCCGTGATGAGATCAAGATCAAGATGGCTGAGTATTACGGCATCTCTATTGAGTCTCTTTTTTTAATCCTTATGCCCACGAAACGTGAAGAAAAGGAGTCAGTATGAACACCTCACTCTATCCCTCACTTGGAAGGTTTTTCAAAAACCAAACAGAGTTAGCTCACGCAGGCTGTATGTCCAGAAGAAGACTTTACGACTGTTTATACGGCAATAAGAGCTTCACCAGGGCGGAAAAGAAAGCCATAGCAGGCAACATCGTGGCGAAGCTGCTGAACTCAAGACAGTACGATTATTCGGACATGGAAAACGCTCTTGATGCGTGGTGCGGGAAATTTGATGAGATCTATCGAAGAAAGGAAAAGCAAGATGGAAAAGTACAAAGCATTGAAAGGTCGGAAAGTGTATTTGGTCTTTGAATACAAGAAGACAGGCTCGTGGGATATCGAAAACGCAGCCAAGAACTATTTCAAGGCATCTATCAGAGACATCTTATTCGACGTTGGCTATGTTCTCAACGACGAGCTCTACTTTGAGAACCCTCGCAAGAAGGGAACCAAAAAGGTCATTTATGCAGTTCAGAACAGGAGGCGCTGATGAATTTATTTAACATCATTCTTATGGCAGGAGTCGCCGCAGTCGGTTTTGTAGCAGGCATGATCGTGGAACTTTCCATTGATGCAGGAACCATCAAGGAACTCAGGGAATATAACCACAAGCTCAAGCTCGAAAATATGCAGCTCTGCGCAAAGCCGGAGACTATCGAGATCATTGACGACACAGTAGGAAAAGACGTGGACTTCTCACAGAAGTGGTAATTAGAAAGGACGGAATAGAATGGCAAGTATTTATGAATTAGGGCAGGGTTTCAGACTCCTTGCAAACATGATTGAAGACGGAACTGTTGATGATGAGGTCATCACAGACGCATGGGAAAACCAGACAGAAGCTCTCGCTGATAAGGGTGAGAATGTCGCCAAGTATATGAAGATCGTTGACGGTGAGATCGCCGTTATCGACGAAGAAATCAAGAGACTCCAGGCATTAAAGAAGAGTAAGCAGAACGGCAAAGAGCGTATCAAGACTCTCATGCAGGATGCCATGAACGCAGCAGGCGAGAAGAAGCTCAAGTGCGGTACGTTCACTGTCTCCATTCAGAGCAATCCGCCTTCATGCGTTATTGACTGTGATCTCGCAGGTATTCCTTCAAAGTATCTCATTCCCCAGGAACCGAAGGTCGATAAGAAGGCCATGCTTGAAGATCTCAAGAACGAAGACAACATTCTCGCAGGCATAGCACACATTGAGCAGGGCGAATCCCTGCGGATCAGATGAGGTGCGGAGACTGTCGCTACTACGAGGCGAGTGACACTTCCGTTTTCGGAGGCTGGTGTCTCGCAGGAGCGCATCTGAAAGACAGTAAGATCACCATCTATGGCGTGGATAAGGATGACGGATGTAAAGACTGGGAGGCGAAAGATGAGCCCGAAAAAGAGACATTATGAAGTTTTCCTTGTAGGCCACGGTCACGGCTGTTACGCGAAGAACTATTGCAGGCATTTCATGGGCGATACATGGGCAGTGTCCAAGAAGCAGGCAGTTAATAACATTCGATATCGGATCCACAAGAGCGGTGAGGAACTTCCGGGAGAGCTCGGTGATTCGGAGGGAATGGGTTATGTCGAATATGTACTCGAAGCGGAAGAAACCAACAGGCGCACAGTGGAAACAGTTATTTGAAATATACAAGGAGGTTAATATGGCAATTCCCATTACAAAAGGAAAAGTTGAGACCGCCAAGAAGGTCGTGATCTACGGACCGGAAGGAATCGGCAAGTCAACTCTTGCTTCCAAGTTTCCTAATCCCGTATTCATCGACACGGAAGGCTCGACAAAGGAATTAGATGTCGCTCGTTATCCTACACCTACGAGCTGGAATGACATCATCACACAGGTAGAGGACACAGCAGCAGAGGCACCGTGTAAGACGCTCGTCATCGACACGGCAGACTGGGCAGAACAGCTCTGCATCGAAGAGGTGTGCCGCAAGAACAACGTCAAAGGGATAGAGTCTTTCGGCTACGGCAAAGGGTATGTCTATGTCACGGAAGAGTTCGGAAACCTTCTGAGGAGCTGTGACAAGTGCATAGAGGCAGGTATCAACGTGGTATTCACCGCTCATGCAACTATGCGGAAGTTTGAACAGCCGGACGAGATGGGAGCGTATGACCGTTGGGAAATGAAGCTCACAAAGAAGACCGCACCGCTTCTCAAGGAGTGGGCTGATATGGTCCTCTTCTGCAACTACAAGACGGATGTCATCACTGACCAGGCAACGAAGAGCAAGAAGGCCACAGGCGGCAGGAGAGTGATGTACACATCTCATCATCCGTGCTGGGATGCCAAGAACAGATACAGCCTTCCTGATCAGATGGATATGTCTTTTGACGGGATCGCTCATCTGTTTACCAATACTAAACAGCCTGAACCTGATTACAGGCTGAAGCTCCGTGAGTTCATGAAAGATATGACCAAGGAGCAGAAGGGTGAGATCGTCGCTAAGTACGGCATCTCCAGCAATACAACGAACGAAGAATACAAAGCCATCTATAACAAAATTACAGGAGGTATCTGATTATGGCAGACAACAAATTCTTAGCATGGGACGCAGAGATCACACAGGACGCACCTGAGAGGGTGACACTTCCGGCAGGCAAGTACCCTTTCATGGTACAGGAATTGGAGAAGGCAGTTTACACGGGCTCTTCCGAGAAGATCGGCAACGGGTGCCCTATGGCCATCCTCAAGATCGTTGTGTACGGTGGTGAGCAGGGTAATGCTTTTGTCCAGGACAGACTTTATCTTTCTGACAAGATGGAATGGAAGCTCGGATCGTTCTTCCGCTGCATCGGTCAGAAGACACACGGCAAGTCCTACAAGATGGACTGGAACAACGTAGTCGGCAAGGAAGGTCTCTGTCAGCTCAAGGTGGAGAAGTGGAAGGGTGACGACGGAGTCGAGCGTGAGAACAACAAGATCGACAAATACCTTGAGTGTGATGCACAGAAGGCACCGAAGAAGCCTGACATGAGCGATATGCCTTTCGAGGTCTGATATGGAAAAGTTCGATCTCATTCCGTTATTGGATTATATATCGCCTGACGATTATGAGGTCTGGTATCAGGTCGGCATGGCTCTGAAGCATGAAGGATATGCCTGGCAGGACTGGAATAAATGGTCACAGTCTTCGCATAAGTATCATCCGGGAGAGTGCGAGTCAAAATGGAATACTTTTCATGAAGATACGCTCAATCCTGTCACGGGTGCGCTCATAACCATCAAGGCAAAGGAAGGCGGTTGGGAAAGCAACAGAACAACCGCCTCCTCCGAGCCGCCTAAGTTCCTTGCGTGGGATGCAGTCATTGGTAAGGACACGGCTCCCATCGTTGACGAAGGTTTTGCGGAATGTGAACCCATTCCCGAACCTCCGAGGAACTGGAATCCCTGTGAGCAGCTCTCCACTTATATTAACACTCTCTTTCAGCCTGACGACATTGTCGCCTATGTGGTCAAATCAGCTACGAGAACCGATGAGGAAGGAAACGTTAAGTATTACCCTGCCAACAGTGGAGTATATTCCAGAACGGCAGGCGAGATCTGCAAAGACCTTGATCACTATGACGATATTACCTATGCCGTAGGCGACTATGACAGGAAGTCAGGCGCTTGGATCCGATTCAACCCGTTCAACGGAGAAGGTGTTACCAATGCGAACGTCACTGACTTCCGATACGCCCTTGTCGAGTGCGATGACATATCCCTTGAGAAACAGTATTCACTCATCAAGCAGATGCAGCTTCCCGTTGCGTGCCTTGTACACTCAGGCGGTAAGTCTATTCACGCTATCGTCAAGGTCAATGCGATAGACAAAGAAGACTACGCAAAGAAGATACAGTTTTTATACCAGGTATGCGAAAAGTCGGGTTTAAAACTTGATACCAAGAACAAAAACCCGTCAAGACTCTCCAGGATGCCCGGTATCGAGCGCAACGGAAAGAAGCAGTATCTCATCGCCACTAACATCGGCTGTGAGTCATGGGATAAGTGGATAGACTACATCGGCAGTCTTGATGACGATCTGCCGGAGATCCTTGACTTCTGGAATCAGCTTCAGGAACCGCCTGAACTCTCGCCCGAACTGATCGGAGGAATACTCCGTGAAGGCAACAAGATGATAATCACAGGCGAGAGCAAGGCAGGCAAGACGTGTCTTTCACAGGAACTTGCGGTCTGTATTGCAGAAGGCAAGCCGTGGCTTGGTAAATTCCCATGTGAACAGGGAAAAGTCTTATATATCAATCTTGAGGTTGAAGCAGCTTCGCTGTTCCACCGTTTCCGTTCCATTTACTTTGCGAACGGCTGGGAGTTCACCGAGAACTGTCACAACATCTGCCCATGGAACCTCAGAGGTTATGCGATACCTCTGGACAAGCTTGCTGCCAAGATCATCAGACGTTGCAAGCACACGGGACCATATAAGGCCATCATCCTGGATCCTTTGTACAAGGTCCAACAGGGTGATGAGAACAGTGCGGAAGCCATCAGTATCTTCTGTAATGCCCTGGATAAGATAGCACATGAGACAGGCGCGGCGATCATATACGATCACCATCATCCGAAGGGTGCCGTCGGCAACAGGAAGGTTGTTGACCGCGGATCCGGTTCAGGAGTTTTTGCGAGAGATGCAGATGCGATCTGTGACCTGTCTTTCCTGGAGCCTGACAAGGTGATACTTGAGACCATTGGTGAGCAGATCAAGGAAGGCGAGAAGCCTATGCAGCTCGCTTTCGTTCTGAGAGACTTCAAGGACGTGGATCCGATCAATATCTTTTTCAAGTTTCCTATTCACTATGTGGACACGGCAGGACTTCTGGAAGGTGCGCTCGTGGAAGGTGATCCTCAGACAAATATTCAGAATCAGAACAAGAAGACCGAGTCAGAAAAGAACCAGATCATTGAGGATGCGTTCGAAGCTGTCGATCATATCACAGTCGATGGAGTCGAGTTTGCGAAGTTCTCACAGATGCTCAAGGTTTCCGAAGTCTCCGAAAAGACGCTTCGAAAATACATTCAGGAATCACTCTTTTTTGAACTCGAAAAGGGAAATGTTCGGAGGATAGATTTTTGTTAATTGTCAAAGAAATTTTATCAAAAAAGTACGGGAGACCGACTTATAAGGAGATACTACCGTACTCCCTAACGGAAAGGAAGGGCTTAAGAGCCCGCCCTTCCTTCCCTAAACAGGAGAGTTTTTCCGATCTTCCAAGTACAGAGTAAGGAGCCTTCCGAAATGATCACTGCCAAACAGTACACCGACACATACAACACATGGAGAAGACAACTTCTGGAAAATTCCGACAGGATCATCCATTCCTCCGAGTGCAGAAAGACACTCATCAAGAACGCTGACACGGCTGACGTTCTTGATCTACTCCAGGAAGCCGTGAACTGCATTTATGACTTGACCGGGGACAAGTGCTTTTTGAAGGAAGTCACGGCAAGCATAGAAAGGAGAAGAAATGAAGCTGCTAACTGAATTTGTGATAAAGGGATCGCCCAGTACACGCACAGCACAGCAGAAAGGTTGCCGAGTCGTGGCAGGACACGTGGTCTTCTTTGAGAAACCCGAAGTCAGGAAGACCAATGAAGAGCTCTATTGGAAACTTTATCCTTTCGTTCCCGATTCACCTTACAGCGGAAAGCTCTGCGTGAGACTTTTGTGGGCATTTGATAAGAAGTCACTCGCCAAGAACGAGAACCGCACTTTCAACAATACGAGGCCTGATCTCGATAACCTGGCAAAAGGCACTCTTGATGTCATGGCCAAAGCCGGACTAATTGCCGAAGATGCTGAGATCTCCAAACTTGATCTGACTAAGGTCTGGTGCAGGGAATACGCAGGGCTCTTCATTCAGATCTGGCAAATGAATGATGAAACTGACTTCGATACATACTTCTTGGGATGGAGGGACCGCATAACATGAATCTTTCAACAAGACAGTGGGAAGCTCATATCTGGCTCTCACGGATGTGGGGAAAAGACAACGATATCGAGTCCTATGAGAAGAGAAAAGACGAGATAATCTCCCAGCTCTCAGGCATTGGTAAGTATGACTCAGACTTCGTTCCGGCGCAGACAGGCGAGAACTCCGTGGAGACAAAGAATATCGAGTACAGCCTTCTCTGCGAGAAGATCGACAAGCTCATCAAGGAAATAGCTGTCGAGAATGTCAAGACCATGGCCATTATTGACAAGGTTACTGACGAGCTCATGCACAGGATGATCTATGACCGGTACATAAACAGGCTGTCATGGTCACAGATCGGAATCAAATACAACTATGCACAAAGACAGCCTTACAGATATATGCACAAATGCCTGGACGAGATCAGGCAGTACATTCCCGAAGACGAGATCAAGGAGGTAGTTTATGGAAAAGACGTTTGCAGCGAAGCTGGGTGAGTTCTGCGGAAGACTGCTTACAGTTTTGGTACAGAAGAAGGTCATAAACAAAAAGGATGCACTCTTTATTGATGGCGAGATGTCTGAAAACGAGTGGCTTGGTGATGATGATGAATAAGCAGATGGTAATTGTTATCTTGCTCTTCGTTATCCTGTCCGGATCCGTTCTCGGAGTAGTGAGAGACCTTGACGAGCTGGCGGTCAGAGAACAGATGGTAAATGAACCTGTCTTAGTTTCTGAAGTTGTTCCCATTCACACACCGACTCCGATTTCCGAACCGGAAATCACCAACAATTCTTGGGTAAATTATCACAACTTGGTATTCCAACCTCATTACTTGGGGAATGTCGGTCTGTCTTATGTGACAATGGAATATGAGTACATCGGCGACTATTTCATAACGGCTTACTGTCCAGAGGAATGCGGTTATCGTGTGTATTCTGACGGGACAGACAATTTCCCTAATGGTTGGATAACTTCGACGGGTACGATCTGTCACAGGGAAGAAGAATGGTGGAATCCGTCAACGTGCGGAATCAATACAAAGTTATTGAATTATGGCGACGTATTCCTGATTGACGGCAAGGTGTACGTTGCGGAGGACACGGGGTATGTGACAATGCCGTTGATTGACCTTTTTATGCCGTCTTACGAACAAATGATGCAACACGGTTCACATTGGACGGACGTTTACAAGGTCAGTTATGCAGAAACCGAACCTGTCAAGGGTTGGCATTTTGATATTAACAAATATTGGAGGAAAGAAGAATGAGATTGATTGATGCAGATGCTTTAAAGGAAAATTTATTGGGCGAATGGTATGTCGAATTAAACGAAACTATTTTTAGTCATGTTTTCGATTTAATCGATAATGCTCCGACAGTTGAACCTGAAACAAAAGTTGTCGCTAGTGTAACGTTTAATAAAGAACAATTAGAAGAAATGGTTGAAAAAGCAAAGACCGACATATTAGCACAAATTGAAAGACCGCAAGGCGAGTGGATTCCTGTTAGTGAGAGATTGCCCGAAGAAAGAAAAGATATTACAACAAATGACTTTGAGGAAGTGCTTTGTTCAACTACGTTTGGCAAGGTGAGAGCATACAAGTACGGAAAACCAATAGGTCATACTGAGGCACATTTTTGGTATGGTTGGGGCATTATGGATAATGAAATAATCGCTTGGCAACCATTACCCGAACCATATAAAGCAGATATGAGAGGTGAAGAAAATGAAACTGATAATTGATATTCCTGAAAAAGCGTATGAACTATTAAAGAGCAAGTCAGAATTGGATAACATAGCGGAAAGTATTATAGCAAACGGCAAACCTTATGAAGAAAGACCGCAAGGTGAGTGGATAAAAATATTTGAAAACCCTTTTACAAATGGTTATGTATGCCCTTTTTGCGGTCATAAAATACAAGTTACCGAGCAATTTCTGCCAAAAGTTACCGAGTGTGAAGTTTGCGGCGCAGATATGAGAGGGGGCTCAACATGATGATCGCGTTGATAATACCCTTTTATAATGCCGAACCCTATCTCAAGCGATGCCTTGACAGCATCGCGGGACCGTTTGAGGTCATCATGATCGACGACGGGAGCACGGACGGCGGCGCTGACTTAGTCGATAATTATGACAATCAGGGTTATATGATCTATCTGATCAAGCTGGGTGAAAGACGTGGTGTCAGTTGTGCCAGGAACACAGGTATTGAAAAAGCGCTTGAACTCGAAGCTGATTACATTACTTTTCTTGATGTTGATGATTTTATGCTTCCGGATGCTTATGACCAGCTCGTAACGGCTATTAAGGAAGAACCGAGAGAGAAGATGATCCAGCTCAATCATAGAAGGCGACAGGCAAACGGGTATGACTACATCAAGTTTTACAACAAGCAAGGCACATATAGTCTTGAAAAGCTTCCTGATTTTTGGGTAGGTGTCTGGAACAAGGTCTACAAGGCATCGCTGCTCGAAGATATCCGCTTTATTCCGGGGCTGGATCATGGCGAAGACGAGCTTTTTAATCTTGAGTGTTTGAGTAAGGCTCGGAGGATATACTGCTCAGACAGGATCCACATGGTTCACTGCTTTGATAATCCGCAGAGTCTGTCAAAGACAGTAACACCTAAAGACCTGATCGCAGAACAGCACGCTTTGAATAACTTTATGCTGAGACACAAAGAAGATATCGAACTTTTGGAAGCGGTCAGACAGAGACAGGCTTATCTTTGGGATAACAAAGTTTATAAAAGCACGTTTGGAGGTAAATAATGGGTAGTTACAGTAAAGGCAAAGAAGAAGCGGTCCGTTGGATAAAGGACCATTTCAAGAGCGGTGCAAAATGTCTTGATGTCGGTGCATGTAACGGAAAGTGGTTCAATCTTTTATGGGACTACATAACAATGGATGGATTGGAAGTCTGGCAGCCTTACATAAGTAAATTTAATCTTGTTGCTAAATATCGCCGTTTGTTCGAGGTCGATATCAGGGACTTCAAATATGATTGGTATGACCTGATCATTTTTGGTGACATCATAGAACACCTGTCCGTTGAAGATGCACAGCGTGTTTTGGAGTATGCCAAATCAAGATGCCAAAATATGATCGTTGCCGTTCCCTTCAAGTACAAGCAAGGGGAGAAGAATGGAAATCCTTATGAAGTACATGTCCAGGATGATCTCACACCCGAACTCTTTAATGAGCGTTATCCCGGCTTTGTTCCGATCTACATGTCAGATGATTATGCCTATTATGTAAAGATGGCACAAAATGACACTTAAAAAAGAGTTATTATGTATGTAGGAAATCAGGCAGGCAGAAATTACTTGTCATCACACTTTCTGAGTCTGAATCCTCCTTTCTGCGCCAGCACGTTCTGTGCTGGTTTTTTATTTGGAGGCAATAAACCATGTCAAAATTGGATGTAATTTATATCTTGAAGGAAAAGCTCGATACAGATGAGCTTAGGTATTCGCTCCGGTCGGTCGAAAAGAATTTCCCGCATCGGAAAGTCTGGTTCATCGGAGGCCAGCCCGAAGGCTTTAAGCCTGACGGAAAGATAGAGCATAAACAGGCAGGAGTTAATAAGTGGGATCAGATCAAGTCTTCCATGTGGAAAGTCCTTGAGAATGAGGATATCACCGAAGACTTTTATCTCTTCAATGATGACTTCTTCATCATGAAGCCCGTTAAAGGGAAGTTCGTCAACATGGTTGACGGAACGCTTGAGAGAAGGATCATAGAACTCGTTGCAGATTGCAGAGGATTTAATTCATACGCGAAGACTCTTCTCAAGGCCAACGAGGAATTAAAAGCACTCGGGTGTCCGCAAATGAATTATGATCTGCATACACCGATGTTGATCAACAAGGAAAAGGCGAGGAACTCAATAGGTAAATGTTCATCACCTCAGATGCGCAGTATCTATGGGAACATCAATAAAAGTTCGTATGTCATTCATCCTGATGTAAAGGTGTATGACCTGGCATCAGTTCCGGAGGATCCTGATTATCTTTCTACAAACGATAAGACGTTTGAGCAGGGAAAGATAGGACAGTATATCAGAGAGACTTTCGACAAGCCGTCACGCTTCGAGGTGTAACATGGCATCACCTAACAGAGCAGATCATACATGGGCAAAGAACGCATATCAGAAAGCAAAGAAGATTATCTTTGCTTCACAGTCTGTATGCGGAATCTGCGGAAGACCAGTGAACTTTGATAAGAAGTTTCCTGATCCGTGGAGTGCGACACTCGATCACATCATTCCAATCGTGAAGGGTGGGGACCCTGCAAACTTGGAGAACCTTCAGCTTGCTCATCTTGCGTGTAACAGGATCAAGTCATCAAAGATACTCGAACCGCAGCTAAAGGAAAAGAACGTCAGTAACAGAGATCTGCCGCTCTCGTGCGACTGGTCAACTATAGGGGCTTAGGGACCCCGACCACTGAAGACTGGTTTA